TATGCTAAGACGTTCCCTAAGCATACCGCCACAGAAATCATTGATGTTGTGGCCGAATTGCAGAAATTCATTGACACAGGCTGTTCAATGGAGTTAATATTTGATCAGCGCAAAGATTCTTTTAATGCTAAAGAATTGTACGATGCGATTCATTATGCCCACTCGCGTGGTATCAAGGCAATCTATTACATCCGAACAATCAAGAAGAATGCAACGCAAGATGGCGGCCGTGCCGAAGCTGACTGTGTGGCTTGCGCAGGGTGATATATAATGATCGAATCTCCAATAATTAGAAGAAGATTCGTTGTGACAGCCTCTCTTCCAGAGGCTGATCAAATTCTCGAGAATCTTAAATACGGCAACGATAACTTAGTTTCCCAGAACCTAACTACGTTTTACTATGACGATGCAAGTAAAATTTTTGAATTTAAATGTAGAGTTCCTATTGTAAGTTTCATGCGCTTAGAACATATACTCGACAATATGGTTCAGCTCGATTTGTATATTCTTGACCCAGACACCTCTGACATCCTGACGACCAAGAATTTTAACATATTGAAAATAACAGAAAAATCTAGACAGTTCGATTACGGCAGCTCACAACCACTCGAAATAACAATAAAAGGAATTTATAAATGACAGAATTATTAAAGAAGAAGATTTTTGATGCAACCGGTGACGATAGCGTTACCTCAAGAAATATTATCGGTGGAAATACAACAGGTATTCTTAACCTGAACAGTGTAAAATATCAATGGGCACCGAAGTTGTATACCATTATGGTTAACAACTTCTGGATTCCACAAAAGATATCTCTAGTAGACGATAAGGTTACAATTAAAGAACTTACACACTACGAAATGGAAGCTTTTAAGAATACTTTATCGTTTTTAATTGCGCTCGATAGTATGCAAGTTAATAACTTGCCTAACATCGGAGATTATATTACAGCACCGGAAGTGGCAGGTCTTTTTACTATTCAAGCATTCCAGGAACTTATTCATTCGCAGTCGTATCAGTATTTACTTCAAGAACTGTTCCCTAACATGGAACGAGAAGATATCTACAACTTGTGGAGAAGTAATCCTCTGCTATTGAAGAGAAATACTTTTATTGCAGAGCAATATCAAAAATTCAATAATGACAGAACACTTGAAAATTACAAGATTGCGCTGGCTGCAGACTATGCACTTGAAAGTATCTATTTCTACAATGGATTCCAGTTTTTCTATCAGCTTGCTGCAAGAAATAAGGTAGCGAACGTGGCCAAAATGATTAAGTACATCGAAAACGACGAAGTAACACATATCAGTCTGTTTGCAAACGTTATTCGTGAAATTTTTGATCTTAACGATCCTGCTGATAGAAAAATTCTAATTGATTGCCTTACCCAGGCAACTGAACACGAAATCGAGTGGGGAACAGAAACTTACGGTGACAGAATTTTGGGAATGTCTTGCCAGAGCACCGAAGAATATAACAAGTATCTTGCTAATCAGCGCTCTAAGGTTCTGGGCCTGGGTGTTATTTACAAGGGATATACTAAGAATCCTTACGAGTATCTTAATTCGGAAAAACGCGAAAATTTCTTTGAGACAAAGGTTACGGAGTATTCACGTTCAGAGGCGGTTGGCGGCTGGGAAACATTCTAAAACCGTATTGTATTACACAACTAATTAACATATAATTAATACACATATTATGCTAAAAAATAAATCAGAACTACCATATATCGGGATCTTTAAACTGGGAAGTGGCGAAGAGTTCATCGGCAAGGTAATTGATGAGACTATCACAAGTTACACAATTACCAAACCGTTAACAATTGTACAAGTACCAGGCCAAGGTCCGCAATTTGCTCCAGTCCTTATGATGGCTGACGGGGATAAACCGATTACTTTCCCTAAGCCACTCATTACAGGTATTCCATCTGCTGCACTCGAAACACAATACGAATCTATTACTTCCGGTATAGCTCTGCCACAAAAGAGCTCAATCATTTCATAAACACAAGGAAATAATAATGAAACCCACTAGCAAAACTCCATACGAAATTAGACTCGAATTGCTGCAACTGGCCTTTGAAATTCTCTCGGCAAAACATCTAGCCGCTGCCGCACGTGATCAAAAACACTTGGATCACCCGGCGCCAATGACTTCTCCTACTACAGAAGAAGTAGTTGCAGAAGCTGAGAAAATGAACAGTTTTATTTCAAAGGCTAATCAACCGCATTCTTGACATCTTGTGTTTAGCGTAGTAACATATGGCTAAACACAGGAAGTTAAATGGTCAAGAATATTAAGAAGTTTCTAGATACAATTAGCGCCTGGGCGAGATATAATCCCCCAGGCGCTCTCACGACTGAAGCGTGGCATTTATTCGATCTGGAATTTAAAGAAAAAGCTCCTGTTCGGTATTTCTTTCACAAACAATTACCAAGAACCTATAGACCGTTTATAAGAAAGTTCGACAAGGCAGTGTGGTGGTTAAGGTACCGGACCTTCGATAAATATCACATAGTCAAAACCGAGTTAACCCCGGGTTATTACGAAATCGAAACACTAATGTTGCATTCGAATTTTAACATGCTGAAGGACTATGTTGAGATTCAATTGGCATCAATTCAGTATTTGTTCTCCGAAGATAGAGAAAAAAATAACTGGAAAGAAAAATTTATACCATTCTATAATTTTTTCCGCAAGTATGATCAATCGTATGGAATCAAGGCGTTAGAATTTAAAATGTCACTTGCTGACCCGAGTTTACCACCTCATGCAAGAGATGACAACGAAGCAGCATTCGGGAAAGAAGTTTACGAGCTGTATAATTGGTGGGTAAATGTTCGTCCGAACCGACATCTGCAAAAAATTCCATTACCGGAATACAGTGATCAGAACCTAGGTAGTATGAGCATATTTCATCCTGCATTCGATAGAAATGCAGCCGACTATGTTGCTTTTAAAGATGCATACGACACTAACGGAAATATGCAGAATTTTTGGGACACCGAAGATGATATAATGCTCGAAAGATTAATAAAAATCAGAAGAAGACTCTGGACTTAAGGTAAAAAGATGTTTAATCATATAAAACAAATTACAAAGAATAAATTTAGTGGAATACTTGCGTTCGGTGATACACACTCGGATTACGACTCTTTTATTCGTGTGTACGAATACGCAAAGGACAACAATTTATTCTTTATGTCTCTAGGCGACTTAGTCGATCGTGGAGAACATCCTTTCGAAGTTGTCTCTCTTATGCATAAAGCAATTGAGGAAGGCGCTGGTGGCATGGTAATCGGTAACCACGATGATAAGTTTTATCGCTACGGAATGGGAAATAAGGTAAGACTGTCCGGTGATGCAAAGGCTACGCTGGACCATGTAGGAAGCCATCGCATGTCTGACTTTCTTCAAATGTATATTAACGTCGTTAATAAATCATCTTATTTCTCGGTACTGGATGATATTATTTTTACTCACGGTGCAACACACGAATCTATGTGGGATACTAGTGTTAATTTCACAAGTGAAGCAAAATACAGAGCACTATACGGTGAAGTTACCGGCGAACATTACCCCGATGGGTACCCTATTCGCTATTATGGATGGGCCGATGATGTGCCAATTGGTAGAACTGCCATTGTCGGGCATGACCGTGCACCGATACACAATGAACTGATTGCCGAGCCATTGACTTACCAAAATAGCAAGGGCGGTAAGGTAATCTTTATGGACACAGGTGGCGGCAAAGGCGGTCACATTACTGGTGTTATCCTGAACAACGATTCGGGGAAATATGAAGTAGATAAATTTGTCGACTTTAAACCAGCTTGACACTGCTGCAACTGTATAGCATAATAAATACATAACAACAGAGGGACTGTTGTTATATCAACTTTATTTTGGGAGCCAAAATATGCCAAAGAAATTTAAACTTGCAATTCTCATCGGTCGTTATGAACCTAGCCATAACGGTCACGTCAACAACTTCTGCAAGGGTTACGATATTGCCGATAAGCTGTACATCCTTGTAGGTAGCGCGTTTCAACCACGCACAATTAAGAATCCGTTCACTTATGAAGAACGCAAGGCAATGATCGACGAAGTGGTCGGTCGAAACATTACCAGCAACTACAAGGTGTTCCCGTTGCGCGATTACGCATACAACGACACTTTCTGGATCCGCGATGTTCAGCAAATTGTTGAATCTGCTGGTGTGGATGATTCAGAAGTTGTGATTCTCGGTCATGAAAAGGACGACTCTAGCTGGTATCTGCGCGCCTTCCCCAACTGGACATTCCAGCCAATGGACGGTTATGTGGAATATGGTTCAAAGTCAATTGATGCGACTAAGATTCGCGAATTGTATTTCGAAGGTCATACCGATTACATCAAGGGAACCGTGCCTGCGTCTGTGTTTGACACTCTTACACGTTTCGCAATGACCGATGAGTACAAAACTCTTGTCGAAGAATACAAGTTCATCAAGGAATACAAGAAGATTTGGTCTGTCGCACCCTATGCACCGACATTCTTCACAGTGGATTCGGTAGTGATTCAAGGTGGTCACATTCTGCTAGTTAAGCGCCGTAGCGCGCCCGGTAAGGGTCTGTGGGCTTTGCCCGGTGGTTTCTTGAACCAAGAAGAGACTGCTCGTACTGCATGCATTCGCGAACTGCGAGAAGAAACTGGCCTGAAGGTGCCTGTTCCTGTGCTTAACGGCAGCATCACTTTCGAGAAGCTGTTTGATAAGCCAGATCGTAGCCTCCGTGGCCGTACTCTTACACAAGCATTCTTGATTGAGCTGAACGGTGGTGATGCAAAACTGCCTAAGGTTAAGGGCATGGACGATGCGGAAGAAGCTAAGTGGTTCCCAATCGGAGAAGTAATGAACATGAGCGAGCAATTGTTCGAAGATCATTTTTCGATTATTCAAACCATGGTTGCACGAGCAAAGTAATAAAATGGCGTACTACGCTAGGTTTCCTGGAATATACGGCAGGTATAGTTTGAGAAATCAGGCACTCCTTGCGGACTCCCTAGGATGCGAAGATGGTACGCTTTTCTATTACAATGGGGATGATTCGTGTTATCCCCATTTAATGTTCATCAACGAAGAAGATGCCTTAATGTATTCGTTAAAATATGGTGCAGAAATTTTTAAATCTGTTCCGTTAAAACCAAAATCATCAGGAGATTGATATGCCTTGTATGACTTATTACGACGATAATCCCGAAGACTACTATGGTCCAAAGCTGAAGTCGAAAGATGCAGAAATTGAAAAACTTAAGAAACAAGTTTCTTTCGCCGAGAGTGC